TGTTCAGTTTGGCAGGATCAACAATAGTGCGTGACTCTGTTCTGACGTAATTGGAAGTATGTTTGTTGTACTCATCCACTAAGTATTTGTGGCGAGACATTCTCGAGTCCATCAACATTTTCGTTTTCAACTTATCATCGATATATGAAAGAATTGAATATCGAAGACGATACGCGGATGCGTACCGCAAATCGAATCCAATCTCTTTAAACATATGCAATTCTGAGAGAGAAAACTGGTCCACATAGGAATTGTGTGATTTAAGCAATTTCAGGTCAGGTTCGCTGCCTTCATTAATGCAAGTATCGACGTAATTCTTATATGTACGCAAGATTTTTCCGTAGTTTAGTGTCGAACGGCGACATTTTTTAAAAGTAGTGTAATCCATAAAGTATATTGCCCCCTTGGGCTGGCTTACGCACGTGATTAAATTTTCGATTTTCACTCCTATCTCAACTGTACTATTTTCTTCCAGGAGATTTTCGGACCGTGCGAGTATATTTTTAAAGAAGTTGGTGACGTTCCCCATAACATTGAGTACGGATCTCTTCGAAAGTGGGAAACTTCTGGATAACATCGGTTGATTGCAATTCGTAAACTTCTGCAATAACCTCTGCAAAGTTCCACCTACACTGATCGTATTCGTCAGAATGTAGATGAAAAAACATCTCGCGCGCGGCGGAAACACAGATATCAATCAATTGATCTCTGGTGTTAACGCAGCGAGATGGTAGGAAATAGCAGAGCGATTTCATAATGGAAGTTTTCTCGATTGGAGCGACCCACTGGCCGATATCCTCTCGGAAAATGAAAGACCTTTTGAGAAAAGATGTTTTATCCCATGTTAGAAACTCTGACATTTCCATGGTCTTCTGCGCGTTCGTAAAGTCGAGTCCGTAGACTTCACGGCAGAATTTTTGATAAGTGACGTTGTTGAAGTACTTTTGGAGCTCAGATTTCACCGCAGCGACCATATCGTCTCCGTATATAACGGGCAATACGAGAGAGAAAAAGTCTTCAGGTTTAAACTTCTGAGTACGGCTCCTTTCACTGTGTAATGCACCAAAATCAGTGCACTCCTCAATAAAAGCATAAACCAAGAGAAGCAAACCACGCAATGAATTGTCCTCTGCAGTAGCATATTTTCCACTAGCCTGTAGACCAGGAGCTGCAAAAATAACGCCACGCATTACAAGAATGGGATAAAGATTGTCGCTCAGTATTCCTTTAACAAAAGTGAGTTCGCGATCATTGTAGCCAAAATGTTTTAAAACATTATATACCACGCTGTTTCCTGCGAGACCAATGTCGTAGGGCATACTAGTGTCATATCCTTTGTAGTCTCCCTCCATGAATTTATCCGAAAACATGGTCATTCTGTTAACCAAATCAGTGACATCTGTAGATTGCATGTTAATGCCTATAGCTGCACAAAATTCTTCACAGAATTCGACCATTATCGTGTAAAAAGGAGAAAGAAACATCTTGTTCACCAAAGTTGATTCAACAGGAGACATACAAAAAACTCGAGTCTTGCGATCTTTGTTCTTTGCGTGGCTTCGAGCTTCATCCTTAAGCTGAGCGCCAAGAAGAGGAAGTGCAT